GCCAGTAGCGTTTAAGTAGGAATGATTAGAAGCTGACCCGCTAGAAGCAGCGTTAAACTTCACGATTACATCTGGATACGCATCACTTGCCACTGTCCCCTTTGGAGGAAGACTGTTCGGCCCCTCAACAAAATCAATGATACGGAGAGGCAGCGTATTCGTTGTTGCTGGGGTGCTGCCATCAAGTGCGTTCTTGGACTTACCGATAGTCGTACTACCGGCTGTCACAACAACGGATGCATTAAGTCCACGATCCGTGGTGTTCAACGCTTCGTCGGACTGCATCTGAAACACGACGAAAGGATCGTCAAGCACATACGCCATCGCATCAGTGGCCGCATTCGATGCAGGCCACCAATTTGAAAACGTCTTCTGGCTGGTCGTCGGGTCCGTGTAGGAGCAACCCAGGAAAATTCCAACTGCGGTCAAAGCAGTAGTACCAGTATCCTTCGCGATAGTACCATCTGCCGCAACCTTTACAAAATCACCATTAGAAATCTGTGTGCCGTAAGTCGTGATAATCGGCAGATTTCTAGTCTTGCTGCTAAATGACCCGGAAGCACTAAGAGTGCCGATGGGCCTAGCCCCGTATGGAGCCGCCGTAGTAGCCATAATTACCTCTATCTAGTCGTATCGTGGCATCAGCGACCTTTACCGCCGAATGCTACACGAGTTTTACGGTCGGGCGCAAGAACAGGCATTCTAGGATCGTTCTCACGCATATAGGCATTATCGACGGCTTGCATCTGTGATTCTGCGTGTTTGGCGTAATACTTCCGCCTCTTATCAACAGTCTCTTCTGCTGCTTTGCAGAGCAAAAGTCCGCCGACCTCAATTCCACCCTTGTTCGACCAATCCGAATTATGATCACTCATAATCTGTAGCTCGGGATGATCTTCGGCACGAACCGGCTCCCATCCTTCACGAAAGCGTTTCGACACATTCGTGTTGTCTGGGTTGCCTACCATAGAAGTTCGTATCCACCGGAACACCCAGCCGTCTTGCGGATCAGGGTCTGGAAGAATAGATGCGGGTTCCCACGAGGAAGCACTGGCCTCGTTTTCACGAGTATCAACGCTTCTGGGTTCCCTTGGGGTGCGATCATCAGACATCAGGACATCTCCTCTTTCATTTTTTGTCTTGCATACTGCTCGGGTGTTACCCCTATGCGCTTTGCGACCGCCACTTCGCTTGAAGTCAAAACAAGCTTGCGTGGCGCCGGACCGTTGTTTCTAGATACTGAAGCGACCACAGGGTTGGCCCTGCGGCGAGATGCGGTTTCAACAACAACGGACCCACTAGACGCCGCTGCGTTGTTACCGAAGTGCGCTGGAAAGACCTCTTCCATACGTTTATTAATTAACTGATAATAGGCTGGGGTGTTCGGGTCAACACCTTCCTCAGTAATGAGCTTTTCATGTACACCATACGCGAAGCTTGTCATTTCCTTATCAACACCAAACCACGGATTGCTGTCTTGCCATTCCACGGCCATTGCGTCTGGCTCCGGCACCTCGGGCATAGCTTGCTGTTGCTGGGCCTGCTGCTGTTGAGAGACCGACACCTGCTGTTTCCAGTTATTGATGACATCCTGCGACACTCCAGGCGCAGCCGCTTGAGCTAGTTGGGCACTTGTTAAAGATTCCTGCGCGGAGGCAAGCCCATCCGCATCACCAGCTTCATGGGCTTTCTTGAGGTTATCCCGTGCGATGGCGAGCGTAGCATCAGCGCCGTGCTTGCTTCTCTCTGTCAAAGCTTGCTGCGATTCTGCGACAAGCTTCAACAGATTCTGGTTTTCCGCTTGCAAACTCTTCGTATGGTTAATCGCCTCTGCTGATAGTCTTTCAGATGCTTCTTTAGCCCTACGCTCTTGGTGGTATTGCCACTTTAGCTTTTTCATGCGCTTGAACGCTTTGAGTCCATAACTCTCGATTTCCTTATCCGTCTCCACATCTTCCTCAATGGACTTCACGCTCTGTTGATCGTCATCTACCTGATCCTCAAGCGGACGATCATCTACAACCTCAATCTCAATCTGTTCTTCCTGTACAGGAACCGGCGCATCTTCGGGTTCGGTGATCGTGTTTGTCACCCCGAAAAACCTATCTTCACTGCTCGTTCGCCCAATTTCGTTGCTCATGTTAAGCCCTCTCCACGCCCCTGGGGTCTTCTACAACCGCCTCGACAGTATCATCGTTAATCAAACGGAGTTCTTTGCCGTGAACCTTGATTCTTGTGCCACTAAATGCCCGAAATACGACCCAGTCGCCTACCTGGCAATACGGCCCACTCGGGAACCGGGCATAATTCGCATAGGCATCAGACCCCATAGACATCACCCAACCCACCACGGTTGAGATAGACTCCTCATGTCGGGAGTCAGACGGTTTTATGATGCCACCTTCGGTTTTTTCTTCGACCTCTGGAAGCGCAATTAAAAGCTTATAACCCTTGGGCTCAGGTAATTGGGACGCATAGAATTTCTTTGATTCTGGTATGATGTTAGCAATTTCAGGTACATCCGTTGCGAGTGTAGCCATGTCAGCCTCTCGTTAAATTTGCGCTCCCAAGGAGCGGTGGGACTTAAAACTCGTCGAGCCTCTTTTCCAACTCTACAATCTCACTATAAACCCATTCACAGCCCTCTATCTTTCCACACGTTCTCCGATATTCCTCCATATTTGAGACAGCACCGCTTGCTAGATGATCCGACAGGACGCTCACTTCGTCATTAATCTTTTTTCTGAGCAATGCCAGGATATTATCACTCATCCTTCTGATCCTTCGCCATCTCCCTACCGATCTTGATGCCCTCTAACTCTTGTGACGCCTCAAACTTCTGGTCGTCCTGTTCAGCCTTGAGCTTGAGTGCCGCCTCTTCAAGCGACAACTCAGCGATATCTATCTGATGCTTCCTCTCAAGCTTCTCTCTTTCAAGTGCGAGTTCAGCCGCGTCCCGCTGTGATCCGACCGCAATCTTCTGCTGGTCAATCTGCTGCTTCGCCGCATCGGCCTGCTGCTTGCGCTGAACGTCCATCTCACGGATTCCAAGCTCGCGCTCGCGCTGCTGAACAATCGGGTCTTGCTGTTGTTCAGCGTTCTGGGCGGCCTGCTGCTGTTGTTGTTTCTTGCCCAGCATCTGATCGGCGGCGTCCGCCACCAACGTGCTCAGGCGCTTCTCAACATCCTCGGGCAGCGGCTCATCTATCGGCGGCAATTCGATGCCAAGCTCCTGTTCAATCTGCGAACGGAAGATAAACGCCAGATGTTCGCGCACATGGGAGTCGAGCGCACCGTTGATCGCGGCACCAGCAGGGCTGTTCTGCATCTCCTGGCCGATCTGCGGGTCATTCTTCAGTGCCATATGAACACGCATATGGGCCTCGTGATCTTGATACTGATAGACCTTGACAGGTGCCTGCGTGAGGATGTCCTGATTCTCGGTAACCGGATCTTTCGGCGGAATGTCGTCAGGCTGTGGGACGATCTTTGACGCATTCGATATACCGATCAGTTCCATCATCTGGCGGTGCAACAACGGCAGATCGTACAGGTTAGGCGCTTGCGCGGCCAACTGTAGTGCTGCCTGATACTGCATAATCCGCTGTGCCATCGTAGAAGCGTTCGGGTCCGATACCGGAACCACGTCTACCCGATCATCAAAATCCTCTGCCTTGATATCCTCCCCGGCGTCCGTCTCGTATGGATAGCTCGGATCGGTATACTCGTGGATGATCGCGGCCAATATCTTGAATTCTTGCTTGAGACTCGCATGAATCCGCGCTTGAATCGCTGACTGCACCTTCATTGTCCGCTCTATGATGGCAAGCGTGGTGCCAACGGGAGCGTTTTGGTTCATATCACCTACTTTGAGGTCCGCCATGGAAGCGAAGCGCCTACCCTCTTCCACGATATTACCCAGTAACTGGTAAAGGACCGAAGAAGGTTCTTTATAAGGAAGGAAGGTGATATTGTCTTTAATAACGCCGCCCGGAACATCGACGTCCCTGAACTCTCCGGGCATGATCGGCGTGTCGTCGCCTTTGATTCTGAGTCCACGAGTCTTGAGTCCTCCAGGCAAATTGGAAAGTGTGCCCGCATCGACCAACTGTCGCAACAAGCTGGTAGCGGATTTGGCTAAACCACCGATCATGTGGATCAGGCCAAGATTGTAGAAGCCTATGCCAGGCACATACCCGTAATGCACAAAATGCTGTTTCTTCGTTTTCTTGTCGTCGTCCTCTAGCCAGTTCCTATAAATAGACAGGATAGTGGCGCTGGCCTTGTCGATGGTGATGACATAAGGAAGCGCCACGCCATCCGGGTCTTCAAAGCCCGGAAGGTCGAGATCGACGTGCATCTCCAGGAGCTGATGCCGCTCGTCGCTTTCGTAGGAGGGACTGACACCACCGATATCGTTATACTTTTTCGTGATCGGATTTTCTTCGATATGCGATGTCGTCAACTCCACATCACGATAGAAGCCGCTGACCTGAAGCTTCTTCACCTGATTCGTGCTTCGCGCCATCACATGGGTATAGCGTTCCGCCTGTCCCAAGTCCGCCTCGTTATACGCTACGACAAAATCTTCGGCTGGCACAAACATCGAAGTCGGTCTGCCCAGCGACGGATCGAAATAGATCTTGCGGAACGCGGACCCGGCGAGCGGCAAGCTGAACAGCAGCTTCTCGGTTTCTGAGCGATACTCGGTCATCACCTCCAGAAGCTGATAATTCATGTAATCCTGAACACGCTTCGCTTGTTGCTCGCGCTCCAGGCTCGCTACCCCCCATATATGGGTTTTGACCGGACCCTTAGCAGGGATGATTTCCTGAATAGTCTCGCTCTGGAAGCGCACCACTGCCTCGGACAACATAGGATGAAAAACGCCGCAGGCTCCGGCCCACGGCGTAGTACGATCTTCGATCTCCAGCCCTAAATTATCGAGTCCTTCCTTATACGTCTCTTCCCAGTCGCTTCTACTACTTTTGTCTGCGCTGAACTTGCCGATCAGATCAACGGCAATCGTTCGCAATTCGTTGTCGCTGACAGCCTCTGCAAGGTTAGAGGAGAACTCCGTCTCTATGTTGTCCAAATCGGACAGCGGATCGAAATCGATCTCGACTCCACCATCTTCCAGTTCGGTGACCAGAGTTTCGCCGGGAGCCTCTTCCTCCTCGACAACGACGAATCCTTCTGGCCCCACATCGAAATCATCCTGATTGAATAATCCTTCCAGAGACTTATCTATCGCCATAACATATATCCGCTTTCACAGGGTTTTCGCAGCCGAGACAAGTCGGGGGATATCCCGCGTATCGGGCACTATCTCTGAAACTGAAGCGTTTCTCGTTTAGTTTCACTTGACACCCAGGGCATAGCGAATCCACAAACTCCCTACGATTTTTCTGCTGCAACACATGGTATCGTTCCCAGCGATCATAGGATTTATCCGCCAGCTTCATCCACTCTGCGTATGATATAGAACCATCAGCACTAGAAATTGTGTCGAGAGCAAGCAGTATTACCTTCTGAGCACAAGCGTGGCTACACACGACAATATTCACAGACCCCACCCACAGACCACCGACATCTGTCTGCTCACCACACAAATTACACTCAGGAATCTCGCCCGCAGCCCCTGTGATGTCGTGCTGTAGATAGCTAATAGTAATCCGCCTTACGGTTAGGCACCAATTCACCCCACGGCTCGTCGCTACCCAAGCCAATGAAACCACCTTGTCTAAATCTTAGCAATGCCTGAGTCGATGAATCGACCAAGTCGTCATGGTCGCCAGTCGGGAAAGCAGCAAACTGCTCTATCACTTCTTCTGCCCACCTTTTCTTTGGTGCCCAGACATTACCGCTACTGAACAAATCCGATACAGCGTTGACTCTGGCTACCTTATCGCGACCCCTGCTCGGTGTATACTCCGCGACCGGGATGCCCATGCGGCGAAGCTCGAAAATGAGTGGGGTGCCCGCAGCCTTGGCCTCCACGATAAACGCATCAGGCTCGTATTCCTTGTACATATCAAAAGCGCGTTTCTTCAAATCAGGAAATTCCAACCGCTCCTGTAGGGCATCCAACAGGATGATGTTCGCTTCCTTGTCCTCATTATAGAACACACCCCAGGTCGTACACGCACTGTAATCCGCTGTTTCTTTAGCCAGAAACGCCGTGTCCCACGACTGAATCACAAACTCGCATTCAGGTGGATCACCCTTCGTCCACTCCTTCCACCATTCGCGCTTGATGATCGCGGACTCTTCGGAAGTAGGGTCTTGCTGATACTGCGTACTCCACTTCGATATCGGAAGTTCTGCTTTTAATACTTCCAACTGTTCTTTCGGCCAGAATCCGGGCCACAACGGATTGCCGCTAGGCAGAATCGCGGGTAGTTCGATGATCTCCCATTCGTCGGCACCACCCCTCTCCACAGATGCCTTGACGATCTGACCCGTCAAATCCTTCTTCGACCAGCGGGTCATCACCACGCAAATAGCGCCACCAGGCTGCAACCGCTGGCGCGGACCAGACGTGTACCACTCATACGTCTTGTCGTATACGGACGGATCGTTCATTGCGGCCTCTTGCTCCGAATGAGGATCATCCACAATAAGAATATCTGCGCCCTTACCCGTTACCGCACCACCTACGCCGATAGCAAAGTAATCACCCTGCTGGCTGGTGTTCCAACGACCGGCTGCCTTGGAGTCGGCACTCAACGATACGTTCGGGAAAATTTTGCCGTAGTCGGGAGAGCCGACCAAATTACGAACCTTGCGCCCGAAACCGACCGCCAACTCTGCGGTGTGCGATGTCTGGATCACCTTTCTGTCGGGATATCTGCCCAAATACCACGCTGGAAACAAATGCGAGGCGAACTCTGACTTGGTGTGGCGCGGCGGCATATTGATGATCAGACGCTTTAGCTCGCCTTCCGCTATCCGATTGAACGCATCTGCCATGACACGATGATGGTCGCCCTCTATGAACGCAGGCCAAACACGCCGCACAAACACGAGAAAATCAGACTGGGCAGCCTCACGCTCCCTCGCATCACCCAACTCCTCCAAAAGATCCAAGATCTCTTTCTGTTGGTCGAGCGGGAGAACGCCTACCTGACTAGAAATGACGGCTAGATCCATATCAACGAGACCGCTCCGGGTATCCTATAATCAAACAAGTTTCCCAAGACCATCTGCAAGCTTGTGGAGTGCGGCAACGGTATGCGTGATCACGGGCGGTGCCTTATCGGAAATGCCCAGCGTCAATCCCTGGGTCAAACCCTTGGCGAACACTTTGTCATCCGCTGTTGGCTTGCCTAGATCCTCGACGGTCTTCGGGTTGATGACCAAATCGGTGCCAAACGCCACATGGGGGATAACGCCGCAGGTAGAGAACTTAACATGGATATTGCCATCCTTGTCATACCAAACACCTGCGTCCACGCTCGCTCCTTCACCCGGCCCACCTTCCGGTCCAGCCCATACCGTCGCTTGATTACCATCCGGGTTGATATAATGCCACTTCATTACGTCCGACACAGTGACGCCGATATGGGCGCTCACCCTGATCTCCATACCCCTACCATCATGTGAGTCCACGGAAGCAGCCACACCCTGCTCCTCGTTCACAGTCTCCACGTCACAAATATGATCGAAATTCCACTTATCAGTGCGCGACCATTTATCTCCTATTTCCTTCTTGAAATAAAAATTACCGCTCTTGTCCGCGTAAAATACGTCCGCATCAGAACTGTTGCTGACGTAATAACCCGAAGGAACTTCTTGGCCTACCACGTTGCCCTCCTCCTATACGGCATCAGGTAACCTAATCAGAAATCCCGGCGTCTTGTCGCCAACCCACGCCCCTAACTGATTGAATTCGTAAAATTCGTTTGCTCCCTCATAACCATCGCAGCCGTCTTCCACAAGCTTGTTGATAACTTTCTCTTTGTCGTACAAAACTATTGGCTCCATACCAAACCGCTCCAGAACACCGATTACGCAATCGTCATAGCCGTCCATCACCAAGGCATCCTCGACGCCGATATCCAGCAGTCGATCCGCTAATAACGCTCTGGCTGTTTTATCGCTCATCTGGATCATGGCTTCGCAACCTTCGTCCACTCTAGGGGCACCTTCTCGCAATAGCGAAAGCGTTCTTTGGTCGTTTAAGACGGCCCATAGTTGTTCGCGGGTCTATCAGGCCATCCCCCTAGATTAGCTGACCCCTGTCAAAAGCCGCACCTATCATAATCCCCTAACCTAACAACTTGGTTCACCATGGTAAAGCCGAAATTTTTGCAAAAAATTTTTGGGGGCAAAGAACAATACTCATATTAAAAACAGAAGGGTCGAAAATTAGCCGGTATCTTGAGCAAAAGCCTGTTTATGGTTGGCCGCCCGCGCCAGCGCGTGAGCCGTTGCCCCCACCCCACTGGGGTCCGACGCTCCCGCGTTTAAATCACCTTTGCACCCGCACCCGCACCCGCACCCGCGACCACAGACGCCAGACCCGCACCCAGACCCGCACCCAGACCCAGACGAGTGGCGAAGGTCCAGGGTTCAGAGCCCAGCAACTGAGTCCATTTCCATACTCATCGCCTTTGCCCCTTGCGCAGATTGATCCCGTTGATTAAAATACCCTGTATGAAACACGACACGCCACACCAGCCGGAGACAGACCACATGACCTACATACCCCAACTCTACCCCATCACAACCCAGGCGGGCACCGCCTGCCAGGTTAGGGTCCAGCGTGACAGCGACCGCAACACCTACGTTGGCGCTATCCATGGAGTGCCCATCCATCGAATGATGGACGGTTCATATCGCGGGACGATCATTGGCATAGGTGAGGCCGATACCCCACACGAGGCCGCCGATAACGCCGGGGCCAACCTAGACGCAAGGAGAGGGTGGTGGAATGGGCGGTGGTGGGCAGCAGCAAGGAAGTAGCGCACCCGGTGGGGCGCGGTTCGACTCCGCGCCCCCGCCCATCCGAATCGAACGGCCCACGGGGGCACTCACACCACGACCGGAGCCAGACCACATGGCCGACACTGACAGCCGGATCGATCCAGAGGTTGTAGGACCGCAAAAGGTCGGCGGACGGTATCTGTGTGGTTATTGGAAACGTGCATACACTGTCACCGATATCCGGTACATCCAGGACTGGCGTGGCACGTCCATTACCTGCCTGTGGGAAGATGGGCACACAACCACACACAGCACCCCATGGGATTCACAACGTGACACGGTTCTCTTTCAAGCCACAGTAGACCCGGAGGTAACCAAATGAAAAACAGAGAATCCTTTCTAATCAGAGCCACGACGATCTTGCGCCACGAATACCGCAAAGTTGGGTACGAATTGCCCGAAGTCCACGTCTCCATTGGCTTCCCGTCCAAGCGAGCCACGTCCAAAAACAACCGATGCATCGGCCAGTGCTGGCATGGGGCCGATCAGAAAAATGGCAAGGCGCACCTCTTCATCTCCCCGGTGCTTGACGGCCCCGGCGCATTGGAGACGCTCGTGCATGAACACGTCCACGCCTTCCTTCCTGCTGGCGTCGGACACAGGCCGCCATTTAAACGGGCAATGTCCAAGGTGGGCTTGGTGGGAAAACCGACCGTCACGTCAGCCGGGAAAGCACTGAAAGCTAGGCTCGCCAAGCTGGAGGAGAAGCTAGGCGGCTACCCACACGACAAGCTGAATGTCAACGCTGGCCGGAAGAAACAGACCACGCGGCTCATCAAGGTCGAGTGTGCCCCGTGCGACTATGTCGCCAGGGTTACCCGCAAGCCCCTGGACGCCTACGGCCCACCTATATGTCCGGGTTGCTCAGAACAAATGGTCGAGGCGGGGAAGGAAGTCCAACACCCCACGCTGGCGCTGGAACTCAAGTACGCAACCTCAACAGTGAGGAGCTAGACCCATGGCTGTGAAAACACTCCCAGGTGGCACCAAGATCAGACGCACTACCTATGGTGAAGTGATGCTGGCCCCCGATGGATTCGCATCCATCGTAGCGAACCAACACGAGACGTATATGTGGGCGCATAAGGCCGGTAATGTTTGGCCTTGCTCCGATCTGTCGAGCCACGGTGTTGAGATCGCCATAGCGGCGAACGGCGACCTAGTGGACTACGAAGGACCGGAGGATGTTACGTCGGATGAGCTTGACGCCTACGTGTCCGACCTACTGTCCTATATCGTGGATCATCACCCAGGTATGCACTCCACCCCAAGAGCAGGGGAGTGACCGTTTAAACCCCGAGAGTGAGGAGCTAGACGTGGCACGTTTGCAAGTACGAATAAAAAGATGGGAATTGTTGGTTTCAGAGGAACGTCGTAATCTCAAGCAACGAAGGAGCTAGACCCATGCAAGCCATTAAATTGAACGATGAGAATTATGAGCCACGCACCACACTGGGTGGGGGTGAGGTGCGAGACCTGATGCCCTGGGAAGGGGCTGTGGCCTACGTGATTAAAGGCGACAGCCTTGAGGCACCGGGAGAGTATGGGATTCTCTATCACCTCCGAGAAACGTGCCCAAGGTGCGGGGACGAAGGCACACCGGATCGCTGGAGAGTAGACATCGATTGGATGGGTTCGGATCTATCTAGAGCATTCGGTGATGAGGTGAGCATCCTCGACATCGAAGACATTCCATCACTGCCAGAAGAGGTGACGGTTTAAACGCCGAGGCCGAGAGGAAAGGGGCTCCCCGAAAGGGGCGTCCCTTTTTTTTGTGTGGATGTTTCGCGCTTTCTGCCTGGGAAAATGGGCAGGTTTAAACAACAAGGTTTAAACGAAGAGGTTTAAACGGGAAGCTTTAAACGAGTAGGCCGGGGAAGCACTGTCTCCCTCCGGTCGCACGTCGCTTCGCCTTGCTCTTCCCCTTAGTAACTAGTTCGCTTCGCTCACTAGTTACATATCAGCGAAGAAACTAACAACACCAAAAGAAAAAGAGTAACTAGTAACTAGTAACTAGTAACTAGTAACTAGTAACTAGTAACAAGCAACCGCTCTTTAGCGTAAACGCCTGTCAAGGGGTTGTCAAGGGTTAAAACACCCTGACGCAGTCGAGATTCTGCCCTCGAAGAGGGTAAACGCTTTGTTTTTTTTGGTTACGTGTCCCGCACCAGCGTGATATCAGCAACGCCAAGGAGTGAGTTTAAACGCTCTCTCAGATCCTTTTCTATATCCGACGATGACCGTGATTCGACGGTGACGTTGACGGCGTCATTAGTGAGCAGCCCCTGCGATTTCGCCAGGATTTCTAGGGCTCGCACTCGCACCGACGGAGCGTTGTCGAGGTCAACAGCTTCGGACTTCAAGCGGTCGAGAAGCCACTGCTGGCTGAGGTTTTCCTGATCGGCCTGAACGGTGGCGCGGTTCTCTTTCAGTGCCTGGATACGTGCCGCGACCTTGGGTTTGAGCGCGACCTTGCTGGCCTCGTTCCGGGCGGCGGCTCGCGAGCCGTTTAAACCTACGTTATAGGCTTCGCAGTAGGCATCGACCTGTGACCTACCAGAGGCGATGAGGCTGGCGAAGGCGGCCATCTTCGGCGTCAGGGTGTCACCGTTATTTGTAGTGGTCATTCATCCTTCCCGGCAGGGGTACGCACCAAGGTATTGGAAGTGGTGTGGTAAAGCCAATGTAGATTAGGGGGTTGACACATTGCGGCGTTGCCACTAGACTACTGTCATGCAATACGACACACGACAGAACTGTGGGAGTGACTATGTCTAAGCACAATTTAAACAGCGAGGTAGCACAATGACCTACGATGACGAGGCCATTTATCAGGACGCCGACATCGAACAAGCCGAACTGGAGGCCGCTGGCAACGAACACTGGGCCAGGATCGGTAAGGGCGACAGGCTACGGGCCAAGGGTCACCCCGGTGACGCCGCAAAGTGCTGCCCTCACAGTGCTGGATACGGGCTCAGTGGAACCCACGCGACTGCTGTGAACGATCCTGACGCTGGGTCCGGCACCGTCCTGTTCCGCTGTAGCTATTGCGGTGCCGGTCTCGACCGCGAGCCTTGGGATGGCGATCCCCGCATCCTCAACATTCATCTGTCCACGATAGGGGTGACACCATGACCCACGAGACCTACGACACCGAAACCGGGGACGTGTCATTCCTCAACACCAAAACAGGAGCAATAAAATGAAACGCATCACGCTAAAGGACCTAGACCATGTGGTGGACGCCATCAACACGGCACGCGGTATATCGCGGGCGACATGGTCAGTGGACAGAAATGGGTTGGGCGGCAAGTGCGTGCCCACTCCGTGGCAGTACCATTTGAGTAGTGCGTACGGTGGGTGGTCACTCCACCAACGCGGTGCCAGCGGAACGGGAATCCGTGATGTCTTCCAGGTGGGCTATGTGCCCAAGCGGGTGCTACACGGCCTACTCAAGGCGTACCTTGCCGGGCTTACGGCGTCAGCAGGGTGGACGCATTTGACCTCTATCGGGATGTTCAGACGACGGACTGCTCTGCGGTTGAGTTCGTCCCACGGAATGCCAATGATGTCGGGATGGCCGAAGGAGAGGGGAAGGGAGAGGTACGGGCACGAGGTACAGGAAAACGATACAACACTTGATTGAGGGAGAAGCTCTTACCCTCCCCAAGTGGATGGGCTGGCTAACCATGGACGCGCTCACACGCGCCGAAGCCCACTTCGAGCAGCGGAGTGAGGGTGGTGCTGATGGGGTCTTTGAATTGGCCCTGACTTCGCCCCGCAAATATGGCGGTTCTATGCTGCATCTCTACCTCACCAGTAGTAGGACGGCATGCGGCACCCCCGCCCCATCACTGGACTCTCCGGTGGGCACAAACGTGTGCGACGCGGAACTGGCATTCTGGACTTACGAATGGGAGCGCATCGAAAAGTGCAAGCGATGCACCAAGAAAGAGGCAGAGAAGGTTGAGGAAGTGACCTCTTGACACCGTTGCTATCGTGTGCTACCTTACCGTGTATGAAACACGACACGCCACACAACGAGGAGAACGCCACGATGAGATTCCGACTCAAGAAGGGCTTCACCCATCTCGGATTGTCCTTCACTTACGCCGGGCCGGAGTGTTTGAATTGCTTTGGCGGTGTTCGCCCGGTAATCCATTGCTTCAAGACACGCGCCTTCGTTCTGAACAAAACCGGAAAAGACGTGAGGATCTGGTTTGTGGGAATGAGCATCCCCCAACTAATAGACGGCGATACGCGCATGGAGTTCTACAAAAAGAATGGCGCGTTCAGCACTCGTGGAAAGAATCGCCTGATCCGTTCCTTCACCTACCAGGGCGAGAAGCTCAAGGTATTCTACACCCGCACGTCAGCGGTGAAAGCTTTCGATAAACTGGTTGCTGCTAGAAAGGAAGAGAACGCGCAGGCCAGAAAGGAACTTAGCGAGGCTCTTGCCAAGGGCGACTACGCCACCGCCAGTGACTACATCTAAGCACGGTTTAAACAGCGCAGGAGAAGTTAAACCATGGAAACCAGAAAAGCAGGAGACGTATTGAGCGCAGTTGTAACCCGGAGAGGGCTCGCACTCGCCTTGGCAAATGAGGTTGTGCAGGGAATGGCATCGGAGTTTGGCTACAAGTTTACAGAGATCGTTGCGTCAGTTGCCTTGGGAACACCCGTGCATCCAGTCGATGATTCTGGTTGCCTGATCGACCACATCGAGCACATCCCACATCTCACCGACGCAACACGGGACAGGAGTGCTGCGTCCCTTGACACATCACCTCGCACAGTCGCTGAGTTTGTGACCTACGCACTCGCTGACCATGACTTCGCAAGCATAGACCACGCACTTCTAGCGGTACGCCCGCAAGACAATCAACCCCACGGTTTAAACAGCAAGGAGTACGCATAATGAGCCACGAAGGCAACGACTACATCTTGGATCGGATCAGAGACGAGCTAGAGGTGGACCCGATCAAGCGCGTGGTTGAGCAATGCCGCGCCCAGGAGGCCCGCTTTCAGGAGGAGCACGACGGCATGAGTAGTGCCGAATACTACGGAGAGAGCGGTTACTCCGACGCTCAAGATGAAGCCATGCGGGAACGCGAGGAGGATACACCATGACTGATTTCACAGTTGAGAAGCACGAGCGACACCGCAACGGCGTGTCAGGCTACCCCTTCCATGTCGGGCTCATCACCGACGAGGACGGCACCACAAAAGTCTTCGTTCACTTCGAGGAAACTGAAGAGGAGATCAAGGCTCACGGCTGGCAGAACCCACGCACCGCAATTCTAGATGTGGACCTACTCGCTAAAGGTGTCATTGAGTTTGGTTTAAACAGCCACCGTGGTGACCACTACTCTGATAAAATCGAAGACCACATTTCACACGAGGACAGCGAGTCCGACAAGCAGTTCAAGGCAGCCGATCCAAAGTTTTATGCCATCTGCAAAGAAGGAATTAAAGAGGAGTATGAAGAGAGGCGAGCACTCAAGGCTCGTCACAAAGAGATGGCGTGGTAAACTTGATTCCACTGACCCCCTTGACGCCGTTGCCGACTTGTTGTATACTTGGTTGTGACACAAAAAGCACCCCACAAGTGGAGACAGACGATGAGGCGATCCAAGGCGGCGCAACGTACTCAGAGACGGCAAGAAAAATCCTCCGACAGAAGGGCGTACACTGCTGAGACGGGAAGGAAGAAGGTGTCAGGGTATGCGGCTAAGAAGCTCAGGAGGGGAACGCCCTCGCTTATCCCCGCATCACAAAGGTGAGACTATGACCGACAAGCGGCGGACCGACAAGCGGCGGAAACTCGCACAGGAAGTGCTGACCAAGCTGGGTGATATCCACAGCACAGCCGAAGCACCGTACTTCGGTTATCTCCACCTCCAGGCAAAGCCATATTCGACAGGGCGTCCGGCACGGCAGTCCCACGCCGAGTACGAGAAGGTTGTGGAGCAACTCATTGTCGGCTCGCTCGACGGCGAGTACGGATACGAGGTGTTACGGGAGTGGTCGCCGAAGGTCCGTGTCAAGGATTGGATGATGAGCCTTGAGGTGAATGAGGAGATCACCCCTGAGAGAAAACTCATCTTCGGTGACTGGGCTCAGGGTATTATGCGCCTCGACTTTCAGGAGGACAAATGAAAATGGACAACCACGCAACGAGTCGCGTAGACACTATCGACGTTTACAAGCGGCTGTGGCAAGCTCTGGATGGCGATGATATCGCACAGGATGTTTCGGATTTGTTCGGTGAGATGGCGCAGAAATACTACGCCGACACTGGCGTCAAAGCTGGCAGGGTTTTCCCCGAACCAGTGAGACCTCTAGGTGGAGATGACGCATGAGAGCCATCCGATTGAACGACGAAAACTACGGGCCTCGCACCACGCTGGGGGGTGGTGAGGTCAGGGACGTGATGCCCTGGCCCGATGCCGTCGCCTACGTTATGGAGGGTGACACCCTTGAGGAGCCGGGACGCTTCGGCATTCTCTACCACCTCCCAGAGGATTGTCCAAGATGCGGAGACGATAGCCCAGATAGGTGGAAGGCACACGTAGACTGGCTGGGCTCCTCGCTTGAGAAGGCCTTTGGTGATGGCGTGACGGTTGTCGAATGATCGTATTTTCTGGATACGACCACTCCGAAGCTACACGAGTGGCACGGTCGCTACCGATTTCCGCAACGCGCACTGACGTTTTCCGCGCCTCCTACCACGCCACTCCCGTGAAAAATCGATGCGACAGTCGCCTGACAGGATACCGGAATCGGTTTTTCCGCCTCGTGCTTTCAAAGCACAGGATGCTGAGAGAGTGGGCTCGACATGGCTGACACAACGAAAGTGGATCAACTCACTCAGGGTTTAAACATCATAGAGGCAGAGTTGCAACACTGGGGACGTGGCAACGGCTATACCGTCATGCGATCACCTATGTGCCTTCCGAAGCACTTCACCTTGAGGATATTGCTACGACTGATAGGTATCGAGAAGATTACCCCTTGACACCGTTGTTGACTTACTATATACTTGGTCATGCAATACGACACACGCCAGAGGTAGGCGATGAAACTATTTCGTGGACAAATGGCTCAGAGGCCGGGGAGTAGAAGGGCCTTCCTCTCTCAGCCAAACCCGCAACGATCTCCTGCGTAACGCGAGTATGAAGACGCTGGAAAATTATCTGGATGCTCAGTACGACATCGGCGCTGCGAGCGGCAGCAAGTGATGGGCGGCCCATACGGACAAGACGAAGCCTTCGCGGCAACCATTCTGTTGATCGGCTTGGTGGTACTGACAGTGTGCTGGATCTCGGAATACTTTTCTGAAAAGGACAAATAAACATGACCATCCCGACCGGACACATCCTGCTATCGTACCGCAAGGTGACGTGGCCTTCTCGCTGGCGGCTTTGGTCTGACGGTACAGTCGAGCGCACAAGCTCGCGCAGTAAGCCCACTTACGAGCAGCCGTTTAGTGATGAACTTTTACCCCACGCAATCCGCAAGGTAGCCCACCAGCATGGCGTAACGATCAAGGGCCTCCGCGAGCGTGATCCACTCGACGGTCATGGAAGAGGCAGAGGAAGTGCTTGATGGTCTCAGAGATATCATCGGCGCAAGCAAAAAGGAGGGAGGCACTCCGTCTCCCCCTACTAAACTTTAGAGGAGAAAACATCATGCCTTTCGTCAAACCATCAAAGGAAACAACGGAGAAGTTGCGGGGATGGCTGATCTTGAATCCAAACAAGCCGCCGAGAAAACCAGTAGAACCAACGCTGGAGAAGCTGCAAAGAGCGGAAGCGGAACGGAAGAAAAATCTAGGTGATGAAACAGATGCGGACACGAAAAGCTAGACAGCTAAGGCGTCAAGCCCTACGCCATGCGCGTATACTGGGACACAGGCCCGCACTGATATCGCATGAGGGTGCGCTTGCCCTTTATGGATGCTATCGCTGTGACGCCATCATGGAGGTGTGGGATGCGCCTAGCATTGTTAATGGGCCTCTGAACCAACAGCCGTGTTCCGGCGCGAAGGTGGGTTGGCTTCGGCGCGTGGCTATCAAGATTATTTTAAGCTAGAGATCCCAGTATTCAGGGTCTGCCTTCTCAGGAAGGTAGTCAGTCCACCTCCCGGTGACCTTATCAAATCCTAGCTGACACGAGCCGTGTCTGCCCAGCCACGACCATCGGCACTTCCATATGTGTGCTTCCGGCGGCTGTTCGTCCTGCGGGTGTCGCCACACGGTGAGGCCCATGTCGCACTTCGCAAACCACGCCGCAGACCCACTGATATCATGCCCGGTAACGATCACCTTCTTCTCTGACGCTCTGGCATCGGGCGACATCTTCGTTGGGTGAGCGATGAAGAACACATGGGCCTCCGATGTTCGTGCCCATTTTTGTACGGTGGTCATCATTTTACTGATTGCATCAGTTTCCTTATCGTGTGGTGGCATCTCAACGAAGTTGTAGGGGTCTATCACCAGTACGCGAGAACCCTGGCGCATCACCGCCTTCGACGCGACATCCAAAATCCCCTGGATAGTCGATGGTCCCTGCCTGCTGTGATCCATGAAGAGGAAGTGTTCCTCGCAAAACTCCACCGCCCAGTCGCGTTGCTCTCTCGACATCCTTCGGGACGGCCCCTCAAAAAACGGCAGAGAATTTATCTTCTGGCTGAGTTGCGCGAGATGCAAGCTGGGGGGTTTTTCAAACGAACTGTAGACAGTTTTCCATCCTTCGGATCTAGCCAGATTCAGGCAGATCTGATCAATGAGATCAGACTTGCCCGAACTGGGGAAGCCCGTCACTACTGTCACCATTCCCGGTACGATCTGCATCAGTTTGTCCAGGGACGGGATGCCCGTAGCCGCGCCCTGTATATGGCCGTCTTCGTATAGGGACGTGAACTCATCCCTAAACTCTGCGACACCGTATAGTCCGACAGTGGGGATGGGCTTGGCAGAGTCCAGACAGTCCAGACAGTAAGCCTCGCCCCTGTCCGCGAGTGCCTCGCTGGTATCCTTGAACGCGCCCATGTCCACGAGCCACACATCCTTCGCAGAGCCCAGACGTCGTATGATCTCAGCTTGCAGGGCGAGCCCTGGCTTGTCAGCGTCGAAGCACAGGAGTATGCGCCTAGCCGAATCAAGTTGATCGGCGGCCCGCCAGATGTAGGCGAATCTCTTGTCTTCGGACGGCGAAATCTTTTGATCTTTGACCTTGGCTGGTGCGCCGTTGGGTATCGACAGCACCGTCAGATTTTTTGGTAGCTTGCAAGACAGCCAACTGAGAGCGTCGATCTCGCCCTCGACCATCAACAGATCATTGCCCTTCTTGTACCGATCAAGCCCCCAGAAATCCTCGCATACATTTTGCTGGCTGTAGCACTTGGTGCCGTCTACGCTACGCCATTTGATAGCATTGACCTCGCCATCCTCACGGTACGGAAACCCCACAGCAGGAGCCGTATGCCCGTTGAAGTGGTAGTCGCCCTGTACCGTGTGTTCAGCGATCACCTCGTCACTGATGTTGCGACTCCGCAGGTAGGCCGTGACGGTGGGGTTCGTGTCGGTGGCGACCTTTATTGTGGCCGGAGTCGGACGTGCGCGTGAAACACTACCAACATCTAAGGTGTCCTGTGTCATCCACCCCCCCTGTGTGCCGCAATGGTGACAGAGGTATTGGCCTCCGTCCTCATCAACCTTCAGGCTTAAACTCTTGTCATGTGTGTTCTTCTCCCTCAAGTGCCGACACTCAGGGCAGAATTTTTTATACTGACCAACGGATAAACCCGCCGCAATCTTTTTAATCTGAGAGGGTACTTGATGCTTCATCGTTATTGTTCCCAATTAGTTGCTTGTAGACCTCAATAGTCTCGGATGATTGCGCGAGTGGCCCGATAGCCATCACCACTCTCGGATTGTCCTTGCTCAACCCGTGCTCGACGTACTTCAGCTTAATGGCCCTGTCATTTTTATAGACCCTGCCCTGGAGTAAATCTAAAATCAGACTCTCGTCTAGATCTGGTCGTCGCGTTCTGTAGTAGATCATCATCGCAATAGCCAAGTCCCCGTCCATCAGAGGGTCTAGGATTCGGCACTGCTGGTCGAATGCTCGCATATAGGAGAGGGCTTTCTTGGATTTGATCGGCACCATCCTACCCTTGATCAAAACTAACTGTCTCGCATTCGCTTTGGATGCTGGCTCACCGTGTATCGTAAGAGTGTACACGTCGATGTCAAGGCCCTTGCGTAGCTGTGCTCGCACCGCTATCATGTTCCTGGCGATTCTAGAGTAGAAAGAATAGCTGCACGAGATATATCTGTCAATTGAGGAGAGATTATGATGCCAAAAGATACACAAAAATTTAGGATTTATGAGGATGTCGGTCCTCCTCCCGCAAACCCTGGACCGCCTAAGAAATGGGGCTATCTGCCTCTGGAAACAATTAACGTAGGGGATTGCCTGGAGCTTCCCATGGACCCAGAGCAGGCGTCTGCCAAGGCACAGGCGATTCGGAACTACGCTGGTCGCGTAGCTAAGAAAACACAGAGGAAATTTTCTGTTCGCATCACTGACTACGGCATAGGTATATGGAGGACAAAATGACCGCGCCCAAAAAATATGATCTAGATCCCGGCATCACCATCCACTCGGACATGGATGTCCCCAAGCTGGAGATCCACTCCTACCCATTTGATCTGTTGGAAGTGGGACAATGCTTCCTCTTGGATTTCGAAAGTCGCAAACACCTCAACTCCATCCGTTCTTCAGCTACAGCGTGGACGAGGAAGTACAAGGATGAGGGTAGGCAATATGTGGTACGCCGTATCCCCGACACAGATTCTCAAGTTGGCGTTTGGCGTCTATCATAGATTCAGCGTTTGCCCCCTTGACAGCTTTGTGTGATGCAGCTAAGTTGGTGATGTGATTAATGCGGTAACCACAGCGACACCACGATGGGGGATTTATGAGTGAGCGGAAACCCACAGAATTTTACGCGCAATCTCCCCCCAGACCAGACAAAGAACGGATACCCCTTGATCAGGTCTCTCATAGGAAGTTGTTAACACCGAAGCAAACGTCTGACGTTATCGGTAGGTCTGTAAATACCTTGTCCACCTGGCGGGCAGTCCGAAGGAAATGGAAGAAACTTCCGGCAAAAAAAAGGGCTCTCTTCCGGCAACAGAAAGGGCCAAGGTATATAAAAGTTAAAAGATCTGGAGGGATGAGGGTTGCCTATAGGATGACAGATCTGATTTCGTGGGTTGAGATTCGGCATATCCGCGAGATCCGTAAAGGTCTTGAACGGATTGATCGTGTGCTCGAAAGACAGGTAGCTACACTCGACGCTCTACGCTTGAGACAAACAAGTTCTTGTGATGAAGTGTTTGTCAGGCTGCAAGACATTACCCGTACCCTAGTCCCTCCGGGGGATGCAAGATATCCCGATCAAATTGAATGGGACATCCTAGATTTTGAGGAATACACATGAAACTGATCAACAAGTTCGATGCGCCAGATTCAATAGTCGCCGCCATCAAAGCTGATCCCTACACCAAGGCCGGTGCCGATTTCTCCATCACCGAACTGATCTCGCCACCACAGATCAGACGCCTGTGGAAGAAGCACGAAGAGGAGATTTCCATAGACGTTAGAGATGAGGTCTGGAAGCTCCTGGGTAAGGGTGTACACGCCGCCCTTGAGCAGGCTGAGGATGTGGGAATCAAGGAACAACGCTTCCACGCAACCCACGATGGCACCACGGTCAGCGGTGCTGTTGATCTTATCGAAGACGGTGTCGTCACCGACTACAAGGTGACCTCGGTATTCAGCGTCCAGAAGGGACTCAAAGAAGATTGGGAGTCGCAACTCAACTTATACGCCTGGCTTCTCAGGCAGAATGACATCACTGCTACGAGTTTAAACATCGTGACCATCTGCCGGGACTGGATGAAAAGCCGCGCAGGAAAGCCTGACTATCCAGACAGTCCTGTCGTAGTCCTCAGGGTGCCCGTCTGGTCCGACGAGAGGCAGGATAGATACCTCGACAGGCGTGTCCGTATTCACGCGCAAGAAGCCACGATTCCCTGTACTCCCGAAGAGAGGTGGGCACGAGGTGCCTACGAGGTTATGGGCGGGAGGGGTAGGCCGAAGATATTCGATACCCTCAACGAGGCGACAGGATACGTCAACGAACAGGAGAACCCGAAGCTCAGAGTCGTTAAGGGAAACGCAAAATTCATACGATGTGAGTCATGGTGTGATGTCGCTGAGTTTTGCCCACAGTGGAAAGGAGAAAAAGGATGACAGCAGAGAGTAAAGACCCAACAGCTAAACAGATTTGGGACAAGCTGTCCAAGGTCAACGTCAATGAACACACGGAGAATAAGGTGGTTGGAAACAGGAAGCTGACCTACTTGTCCTGGGCATGGGCGTGGACGGAAATGATGAAGCACTACCCACAGCTTGCCGTCAAATGGCATGGCATGACAGACGAAAACGGGGTAACCAGGGACATTACGACCTACCCCGGCGGCACCGCAGGGGTCACCTGTTCAGTAACAATAGGCGACGTGAAGCGGGAGATGTGGCTTCCCGTGATGGATCATCGGAATAAAGCGATCACCGAACCCGACAGTTTTGCCATAAACACGGCAAAGATGAGATGCTTGACCAAAGCCTTCGCCCTCTTCGGATTGGGAGCCTATATCTACGCCGGAGAAGACCTGCCTACGGAAGCGGTAATCGAGGCACCACCCCAAAAGAAGATTGCCAAGAAGAAGGCAAAAGCAAAGCCTGCTAAAAAATCCAATGCGGGCGTTTTTTCTGATGACGTCAATGAAGTAGATCGCGAGGAAGTGCGTGACGGGGAGTCGGAGCGAGAGCTTGCCCCCGTGCGAACGAGGTTAAGCGAAAGATGTAAGGAGTTGTATGCCAATGACTGGGAGGCAGATGAGGTTCTCCAAGGTCAGATCAAGAAAGCCGTAAAAGGTGGTGATGTAAATGAGATGGAAAGATTGCTGAAGGTGTTGGACGACGTGATGCCCGCACTACTTACACTGCACGAGGAGTAACAAAATGCCCAGCAGATATGATAACGAGTTGAAGATCGACTTCGCCCTATTTCGCAACGAACAACGTGCGACAGATAAGCATCCAATTAAGAGTGGCAAGATTGAGTTTACCAAACCCTTTTTGAAGCAGATGCTGGAGCGAGCGAAGTCGGGCACGATGCCTGTTTTGAATGTCGCAATTTGGAATCGCACGGCAAAGACCACGGGCAAGGAGTATGAGAATGTGCGCCTTACGATGCATCAGCCTCCTGTGCAGGAAGGTGAGGACGACGACGACGACTTCCCATTTTAGTGTCCCATGGCCAAGAAAAACTTTGTACTAAGAATAGACGAGGCACTGCTGAACGAGATCCGTAATCTTGCTAAAGCTCGCGAAGTCACGATGGCGGACTTGGTACGGGGGATCATCATGGATTACCTGAGCGGTAACACAACAACCCAAAAACCAGACCCTCCGAAAGACGCTCAAGAAAAGCCGTGGTGGATGTGATGGTGTGTGACCAATGGGATATATTCGATGAGCCACCGCCACCGCTTACGGGATCGGACGAGGAGCACCCACTACGGGCCAGGTCACGCCTCCCAATAGAAAAGTGTGACTGCTGCGGCGGTAATACGAAACTTTATCGACGCAAGCTCAACTCGGGCCAGGCGCGTGTGCTCATCGCCCTCTATCACGCATTGGACTGGGTTCACCTTGGTCAAACGATTCCCACGCTGGTCGCTGAAGTGCAGGGGGACACGAGCAAGTTGACGCACTGGGGATTGGCTGAAGCAAGACCAAATGAGGAAGACTCGACAAAGCGCGATTCTGGAATATGGAGGATCACGGACCAGGGGAGAGCCTTCGTGCTCCGCACTCGCAAAGTCCCCAGCCACGCCTATGTAGCCACCCCAGGAGATCGCCTGCTTGGGATGGAATCGACTACTGTCGATATAGTCGAGGTGCTGGGAAAGAACTTTGATTATAGAGAACTGATGCTGACGGATTGGCTTCCATTTTAATGAGTAAAATGGTGAAATGTTTTGGCTACCTCTTCTTTACGCTAGCCTCGACAGATGACCACCATGACCCTATTTTACTTTGTCACCCGCTCAGGAGATGGATATATGCTTACCTTCTTAGCCTTCTTAGCCGGTCTGCTGCTTGGAGCCGGGTCAATAGGCCTGCTCAGCTATGCCCATTGTGCCGACAAAAATCGCAAAAATCGCAGCGAAACCCCCGGCGAAAAAGCCTTTAATCAAGAGCATATCCTGATCGCCGATTCCCTGCAGCGATGGAAACAGTGGGGCGAATCCCGCTGACCCTTAGAGATGTGCGACATATAAATCCAGATAAAATGCATTAGTCGGCTGGCTACCATGACGAAAATAGATGAATTGATTCAGCAGGAGGATGGAAACCCTCGGTTTGCATGGGATTTAAGGTATGCGTGGCGTAAACTTACCGTCACTCAGCGACAGTCTTGTGCATGGTGGTTGGTACGACATGGCGGTCTCTCGCAGGCGCTTTGGCAAGACTTTATAAACAACACCCGTTCACGACTCCTGAAAATTTTTAGTGTTTCGCGCACCAAAAGAAGTCAGTGGTCGCAAACTCACTTACAACTCGACACTTACGGAGAAGGGCGGATTTTCGAGTTGTACATGAAGCACCGAAGCGTTCGCAAACTCCTCGCCAACCTCCCGGCAATTTTGGGCACAATATCTACCGCTCCATTCTACTCTTGGCTGAAAGCTGACGAGGGGAGGTGGGCGGCTTGGCAGGAAGTGAAGGCCATAATTGCCAGCGACCAGGGCCGTCCCGTATCCCGCCCTAACACACAAAAACAAAGATGAGCGATCACGCTTATCAGCGCGGGTTGTTTGATAATAGTGATCCACCCCCGCCAGTTCATTCGGACGGACATGACACCGAATTCGCTGCGCGGGACAAGGCGGCGAAGGGTGTATCGAAGTGGCGTAAGAACATATTCGATTTTGTGGCGAGTGCTGGTGCGCGTGGGGTCATACCATGGGACGCTATCGTCCACTTTGAGCAGCAAAACCATCAATCAACCGTGCGTACAAGATTCACAGAGCTTGCCAGCGAGAAGCACGGCGCGGTGATAACGAGAACGCCAACCAAGAGGCCGAACGCAAACGGCAACATGGAAGGTGTTTATGTCGCCAGCCCAGTGTTGGTCGATGTGATAAAGCGCGGGATGTACAAGTAAGAAAGCACATGCTCGAAGCAAACGACCCCTCTTCGATTGAGAAGATAAGGAAGACACTCTTGGAAACGTCAGCCGAAGACCTGGCGTTTCTTACTGGAGCCGTGGCTATGCACATTGCCACTACCTTGGAATGCCAAAAGCTGGATGGCAATTCCACGGAGCAATTCTCTACCCCCTTTCAGGGAATGTTTGATAAGAGACTTGTTGCCATGGGCCTGGACTCTGATACCCGAGAGGCTATGGGATCTATGGTATTGGACATTCTGTCCAGCGCGGTTCACGAAGCCCTTGTTATCGAACAAAGACCTGACTTAATACGCAAGATATTGGATAAATAGAATTGGTCAGGCGTGGGCCAGATCTA